ATAGCTGGCTATTGATACAAATATACTTCCATTACCAAAGCTCCAGCAATCTTTATATTCTCTAAACCAGTTACCTTTAAAGTGGTGTTCTACAGCGAATGGTATTTGATGTCCTTGGTTGTATTTTTCTGTATTTAAGTAGTACTCCTTATCTTCTATATCTGACATATACCCTCTCATTCTGTATATGTAAGAAGATAATGTTGAGTGGCTATTACCTATAAACTTAATACTGCGGGTACATATAAACTGCTCAATAATAGGAATCCAATTGCTATCGAATTCATTGTATATACTAACCTGATTTTTTATATCATCATAAAAATAGACTGTATAAACATCCATGAGAGGTTTAAAAAATTCTCTATCTCTATGATCTGTTGCAATATACAACCTACTTCCTTGCGGTATAATATCTTTTATATTTTCTAATATCTGTTCGCAGCTAATAAATAATTCTTTGTACTGAAAGTCGTTTCTACGAATATGGATAGAGTAGTAATCTTTATCTCCTAATTTATTAATAAACTGCCAAGCTAAGTCAAAAATATCTGTACGATATCTAACATGTTTAGCTATAAGTTTTTTAATCTCTACGTCTAAGCTTGTATATAATGTCTGGTGAGTTACGCCTAGTAAATTCGATTCAAGGAATAAGTATTCTTCTTCTGTAAAATATTCTTCGCTTTTTAAAACTGGTCGGTACTTATGAAACTTAACCGGAACATCTATTTTTTCAAAATTCATAACATGCTTAACTGCATCGTAATCTAGTACTTTACAGATACTCTTTACACTGTCGTAAGTATGTTCTAATCCTTTTTCATCACAGAATTTACTAAATGGTATTGATATTACCCCTAAGTCTGAGGTATCAAAGAAAGATTCCATACTAGAATTTCCTTCTAATAGGTACATTCTATACTCTGGTGTTAGTACTAGCTTACGGTTAGTTAAGTATGCTAAACATACTGCTAATTCTAGAGACATTCTTATATTATTGAATCCACCGGGCCAAGGTCTAAATAAAATGTAGCCTTTGCTTCCGTCATAAAACTTAAATATACTAGAGAAGTCCCACTTCGTATAGTATAAGTAATCTGTTCTAAACTGATCAACACTTGTAACCATCTTATTACTTGCTTCGCTTATTATATTTGATAAATCGTATTTTTGTGTTTGATCGAAGGTATGGTCTTGTTTAAAAAACATCTTATTACCTTCTTTATCTGAAATTACATTTGGGTAATGTAATATGTTCCCTATTGTAGTTCTACCGGTATCATTCCATGCAGTACAGGTTCCAATATCTTCAACTAAATCGACTTTTATACTAGAGTCTTTTATTGCATAGTCTAATCCCCACATTTCTGCTTCCCATCTTCCTTCTTTTTTTCGAATCTGCTCACAATACTCTGTGTACTTCTTATAAAACTTTTTTAAGGTTTTAAATTTTAGAGCGAAAGGGTACATTATACCTTTACTATGCAAAGGATCTTGTTCTCGATCTTCCCATCCTGTAAGAGGTACAAAATGTATAAACTTTTGTCCAACTATATGGTCATCTTCTAGATTAAAATCTACTGCTTTGGTAAACACCATATCAGGATCTAAAAATAAAAGTTTATCTCCATCCTGGAAGTAGTTATTTTCGCATAACCATTCTACAGATTTGTACTTATTAGGGATACCACCCCACCAGTCATCGTTAGCTGTTTGCCAATTGTGTGCATAGTCTGGCTGGTCTATTACTATTGAATCAGATAAAAAGCTAAAATCTGGATTTTCATGTCTATGTCCATAATCTCCAGAGAGTAGAACGACTAATTTACCTTTTTGATTTACTTTCTTTAAAGACCAATGTAATAATTTTAGCTGCCATGCTTGATACTCACACCTACTAGTTCCGACAACAATATAGTCCATTTATTGAGGTACAAATTTATAATCTGCAAATGTATAATGTAAAAAGAAGTTTCTAAAGAATTCTCCTTCAAAAGGTTCGATACGTCCATGCTTATTAGTAGCAGATTCATATAGAATCATTTCTCCAGGTTCTGCATAAACTTTATGCCATCTTCCTAAGTGGTCCTGTATATCTAAAGGCCAATCTCTATCTACTTGCTTGTCTACTATTACAATAGAAGATATATGATGAGTTACTAAAGTATCTGTATGTGGTTCTAATATAGCTCCTCTTTTGTAAGATCTAATTCCGTAAATCCACTTTGGAACTAAACGTTCTTTATTGCCTATAAATTCTTCATGTATAGGTTGTAGTTCTTCTGCAATTATTTCTCTTATTCGAGTAAAAGAATCCATTGGAAACATTTCTACTGGAGCATTTCCTTGATTATCATGGATAAAGTCTGTAATACCGTTCCAAAACTCTGGTCTAACAGCAGGTTTTAGTAAATTATAAGCTTCTGTGATTAGTTGAAAAGTTTTTTGAGGTACTTTAACAACTTTGAATCCTAATTCAGATAATCTTGGTAGGTCTTCGTTTTTAGAAAATACTTTCTCAGGTACCGGTGGTTGTGTCATTTGTAAATATTCTTTTGCTAATCTAGCATCTTCTGCGCTATTAAATACATTTTCTCTAAACCACTTTGTAATAATAATCTTTCTACCTCTTCTAACAGGTAATCCTGCATGTAAGGCAGCTGAATTTTCTGTACCTGTACCGTTTGAATTCTTCCAAACTACTGCCATTCCTTTTTGTGGTGTAAAAGTCTTACCAATAGTAGGGAAGTCTGTTTCACCTCCTTCTTCTACTTCATTAAGGTATATCATAAACGTCCAAGTTCTTTGGCCGCTAGATAAGCAATGGTTCGGATATGCTTCTTTACCAAAAGCATCCTGGTGGTGTCTAAATTCTTGACCTACTTCGTAGATCTGCCCTTGTGTAGGTTCTGAATAAGGAGCTTCTATTCCTAATTCTATGTACATCTTCTGATTGACATTGCTGACAATTGGGTCTAAATCAGATAAGATTGATGTAGAGCTAGTACGACCTTCGTCATACTTTACAGACTGTGCTCCATTACCGGCAACGCTTGATCGAACGCTTCCATTTTCTGTTAACCTAACAATATGATCGCATTCTTCGTTAGTTAGGAATTGTGAGATAGTAAACATCTCCAATCCATGCTCGTTTCCTACGTATACTCTTTCCATATAGTTTATTTTTTCTTTTTATCCGTCGCAAGCTACACAGTCTTCTGCTGTTCTACTACCAATGTCTCCATTAATTACAGAATCTGTTCTTAAATAATATAAGGTTTTTATTCCTAACTTCCAAGCCGTCTGGTGAACTAAATTGATAAATTTAGGACTATCTGTTGGATCGAAAGCTAAATTTAGAGACTGAGTCTGATCAATATACTGTTGACGTATTGCTGCTTGTTCTACTAACTGTAGTTGGTTAATCTCAGCAAATGTTAGGAAGATTGGTTTATCTTCTGTAGGCATAACATCTTCTGGTAGATTTGCAATAGAACCTCTATCTTTCATAATCTGATCCCATACTTCGTCTGTATTGTGACCTCTTTCTAATAAATAGTTTTCTAGTTCAGGATTTTTACGAATAAAAGTTCCCTTCCCTGAATTAAATGTATAAATGTTTGCTGGTAATGGTTCAATACCTGCTGATACACCTCCTGAGATAGTTGAGTTAGAAACTGTTGGAGCAATTGCTAGTAAGTGGGTATTTCTCATACCTGTACCTTTACACCAAACTGGTTCTCCGTACTCATCTGCTAACTTTCTAGAAGCAGCTTCTGCTTGTGATTTAATTTGAGAGAAGATTTGATGTGTTAAGCTATTTGCTGCAATACTAATAAAAGGAATCTTCTTTTCTTGTAACAATGTATGCCATCCTAATACACCTAAACCAATAGCTCTACCTTTTTTAGCAGAACGATGAGCTCTAATTAAAGACTCTTTCCCATTAGTCTTAACTAAGAATTCTTCCATTACTCCGTCTAAGAAGTAAATTGCAGTCTCAACTAAGTCTGTATTCTTCCATTCATCCCACTTCGCTAAATTAACTGAGCTTAAGCAGCAAATAAAGCTATGTTCTTCGTCAGTATGTAAAGTGATTTCCGAACAGATATTCGTCATAGTTACTTCTAGGTTATTCTTAGTATACGCAAGAGGGTTAGCGTTATTTACATTATCTTTAAACATAATATAAGGCTCTCCTGTCTCAACTCTAGCCTTTAGTATTTCTACCCAGACTTCCATTGCCTCAGGGTCTCTACGCTCGATCTTTTGCATAAAGCTATCATCCACTACAACGCATTGATGTAGGTTTAGACACTGTCTATTAGGATCTCCCTTAGGTCGTCTAATTTGTAAGAATTCCTTAATATCTGGATGGTTAATATCTAGGTTTACGGAAGCTGCTCCTCTACGAACTGCTCCTTGGTTAGTTGCAATAATAGTAGAGTCGTATATCTTAGCCCAAGGAATAACTCCTTCTGACTGTCCTAAGTCTCCATTACCAATCTTAGATCCTCTTCCTCTAATTTTAGAAAGACCAATACCAACACCGCCGCCTAATGAAGTTAATCTCATTAATTCAGCATTTGTTAATCCAATACCTCTGATAG